GTTAATCGCTTGGCTGGCGGTGGTGGTACGAGTGGGATGAGTAGTTAGGAAAAGAGGATTATATAATGGCCAGTCAAGCGATTAACCCGATAGATATACTTAAACAAATCATCCAAGGAGCCTCAAACTCCTCTTCACAATCCTCTCAGATCTACGACCCCACCGATCCCGCTAACTGGTCTAAAGGATATAGTAGGACCTTAGGGGCGGGAGCGGCATCTGAAGGTGCCCCCAATCAACAATCCCAACCCTTACAATCCCAAGTTTCCTCTCAAAAGTCCGCTCAATCTCCTCAACAATCTGGAGGGGGAATAAATGGAATGGATATTGCTCAGGTGTTACTCGGCCATGCTTCACCAGTATTGGGAGCGTTGTTTCAGGTAATGAACCAATCTAAACAAGATAAACTCAACGCTCAACGAGCACAATACGCGCAAGGATTACAAACAAATAAAGAACTCTGGGATACCGCACGCCAAACTTTAGAACGGCAACAAACCGCTAAGATCGATGAAAACAAACGCGCTCAAGAAGCAATCCTTGGAGGAAAGTGGGGTCCTGCACGGAAAGAATTAGTTCCTGGAAGCCCTTCTACTACACCTCTGTCAATAGACCATTCGGAAATGCAACTGCCAGTAACGGATTTTAACCGATCACCCTCAACTGCTTATCCAAGCGATACCCAAAAGATCGGGGATTATTTTCTTCGCCAGCTTATAGCACCTCAAACAAAGTCTAATCTTGTAACGATTGGTGCTAATAGTGTATTGGGAAAACACTATGCCGAACTAACTGGAGATGAACCGGATAAAAACGGACATTTCGCAATCCCAAGTACAGTCTTCGATAAAATTAGCGATTCTTACGATAAGAGTGGAAAAGCTCAAACCAATGTACAAGCCCTTGAACTTGCAAGACAGACGGGGTTATTAAATATTTCGGGGGCTCTAAAAAATAGCGCCGATCCTATCGATCAAAATATGTTAAAGATGTTTAACGAACGATACCAAACCGCTACAACCTCTGCACAAAGCGAAGGTATTACAAGAGACGCTCAAGAGTATATATCTCAACGTAGCAAAGCGGCTAAAGCCGCAATTCTTGGAGATAGACTAACCGAAGTTGGTGCAGCGGCAAGAGCTAATGCACAAGCCACTAGGCTAGATAAAGAAGCCTGGGTTCGTTCCCATAGTATGGGAGTTTATAACTTAATGATGAAGAGCGGGCAAGATCCAACCCAAGCTCTTAAAGGTATGAATCCAGACGATAGAATGATCGTTTATAAAGACTGGGATGAGAAAGGATTAAAGCTTCCTGAGTATTTATCTCCTAAAGGACAAGAGACTTTAGCGGAGATTAATACCACAAAGCAAATGATTTCTAATGTTTATAACTATACTCAAACCCATGATGTCAATGGATTGCCTTTAATTGGAAAAGACGGTAAACCAAATCCGCTTGCGGGAACTCCTATGAGCGAGGATAATACTCCCTTTTCTAAACTCGCGGACAGCCTTCAATATAAAATGGGTAAAGATAGCGAGCTTAGTTCGTTTTTAAACCAAGTTAATGTTCTGTCAGAGGTCGCAAAAGGAAGAATTGCAAAAGGCGCGGGAATTCATACTCAAGAGTTTGTAGATGCTCTCAGACCTCACGTTCCAGATCCTCGGTCGGATTCGCCTAAACTTATGGGAACAAAGATAAAAGATATAAATGGATATCTAACTATTCAAGACCAAAATACGCATAGGTTTTATAATAAATGGGGACGGCTTGCAGCGGCAGGAGATATTAGCGATCCTCCCACTGAGCTTAATATGTGGAGTGGAAAATCCGAGACCTCAGAGGATGGCCTTGTAGAGAAGTATAAAAAGAAGTAATAAGGATAATACCCTATGCCCACCCAACCTTCAGATAATTTACCGGATATTCCTGGCCTTCTTAAAGATCCCGACTTTCTTACAAAAGATCTTCCAACTCAAAAACGAATTCTATCGAGAGTCGATCCTGCAACTATTGGATTTTCAGACGAGGATTACCAAACATATCGAGATAAGTTTAATTCTCCTACAAAAAAGTCCGACCCGGGATTTATTCCTACCCTTTACAAACAAAATCTGGAACCTCTTATTCAAACCGCTTCGGATGCTTTTGAACATCCACTAAAGAGTTTGGGTCGCTCAATTTTATATGGACTTTCGGGCGGAATAACAGAGTCATGGCCGATAGTAGCTAAAGAAGCTCTTAGAAGCGGATCGGAGCTTGGACAAGCGGGAAAAGCTCTTGTATCTCCAAAGCCTTCAACGGCTCAACGTGTAAGCGATGTGGTTGGACATACTCTTACGGCAATTCCGTTTTTTGGTCCACTCTCTATGGAGGCGTCAGAGGCACTTACTCAAAACCGTCCTGGAGAAGGAGCAGCAGACCTAGTAACAATGGCCGTTCAAATGTTTGGGGATGAGATGTTTGGAGAAGCAACTTCTGGATTACGAAATAGATTAGGCCCCCGAATCATAAACGAGTCTCTACCGTGGAACAGTCCAAACTTGAAAGATATTCCTCTTACAGATCGTTTAGATTATGCGAAGTTTGCCGGAGAGAATAAACTTGCTACTCCCCAAGCAGCGGATAAGTTAATCGATCAAAATTTCGATGCCGCAACTATTAAAGCGGGAAGGAGTAGTACTCCAACCTATCGATCTCTCGCACAATATCCACTTCGAGATAAGATCTTAGATAAGATGGGCACATCTCTTCCCAAACAAGCAGTTGGAAATTTAGTTAATAATCTACACGAGTTTCTTACTTCTGGACCAAATGCCATGACTCCAAGTGAGATGTTAGAACTACAACGAGGAACTTATAAGGAATATCGTGGTCAACGAGTATATGGAGACGTAGCAGAGTCAAAAATACAGGATAAGATGTTATCCGAGAAACTTCTTGCCGCTGGAGAAAGAGAAGAACTACAACGAACCGTGCCAGGAATAGAAGAAAATCAATCTATGATTCATAAAGCTGCGGTAATTTCCGATGGTCTGGATTATCTTGCTAAGACTAAACCTAGCTATTTTAAAAAAGTCTTCCCTTGGCTTATGGGAGGTAGTACGATGGCGGTAGGGCATCTAGCCGGACTTCATTCTGGAACGGGTATGGTACTTGGAGAGCTTGGAAGTTCTATGATGATAGGATATTTAACCCAAACTGCGGTTAAAGACTCGACTATAGGACTACGAGTAGGGGTAGCCTTTTCGCAAGCGGGTCTTGGTGCAACTGGAAAACTTCTCCAAGCTACTAGTCTAGGATCTTCCCTAATACGTCAAAAATCAGACCCACTCCAATCCAACCTATCCACCAAATCACCCAGCCAAGTATCCCAACAATAACGATAAGTTTAATCAATAAAGGACCTCTTAGATGTATGAAGAAGTTTCTAAATCTGCGTCTCTATCTCCTTCAATATCTATGTTGGTAGCCTGGTTGCATAGATTACACGGAGATGAAAGGCCGATTCCGCCGATTGTTACGAGTTTATTAAGGTTGCATGGGTTTGGGTTAGATGGCCCATCTATAGGGTATAATCCCGATACCACCGCTAACCAGAAATATACATCATATCAGGTATAGATATGTTCAATCTAAATCCACTCCTACCCCTACTCAAGGGGGCCTAACCAAATTAAACGAAGGAAAATACTAATTTATGGAAAAATTTCGTGGCTCCGCAGATGTACCTCTTACAGATGAAGGTCTTATGAAAGCTCATAAGTTAGGAATAAACCTCGCAGAACGCGGAGGGATAGATAGGATTATGGCTTCAGACCTAAATCGTACCCTTACTACCGCGAAGGTTTTAAATCATTATACGCGAGCCCCAATAGTACATGTAGGAACCGAGCTTCATCCATGGCATCTAGGTGCGCTTGAAGGGCAGGAGGTAACTCCCGAGCGAGTAGATTTTATGAACGATCTTATCCGTAATCATCCAGACTACCAAATTCCCGGGCGCGGCGAACTATCCACGGGAGACGGAGAGAGTTTTAACCAATTTAAAAACCGAGTTCTTCCCTTATACGATAATGTTTTACGCCAACATATTGCTAATCCTGGCGAGAGGACTATGCTTGTATCGCATTTTCGAAACAAGAAACTAATGGAAGCGTGGATACGAACGGGAGCAAAACCATCCGGCGAGGTAGATAAAGAAGAGATGACCCAAGATGGAGGAAGTCCTGGATCGTTAATGAGAGTTTCATACGATCCAAGAATTGGGTATCAAATAAACGATGTGGATGAGGAGTCAAATCAAAGATTGCTTGGAGGAGTTTATATATGTAGACACGAGAAAACTCCATGGAATCGTCCCGATTCTATACCTACTGGCGCTTCGACCTCTTAGGAAAAGCTTTGGAGGCTTCCATAACTCTCATTTCTATAATCGCGTTTTTAGGGATATGAAGTCTCCATCTTCCTGGACGCGCTGCAGGCTCTCCTTCATATGAAGGTTCCATTTCCATAACAATGGTTATTACCTCGTCAGTCTCTCCTACAAACCATCCTACCTCATCAAGTTCTACTAGTCCAGGTATAACCGGGCCGGATTCTTCTGCCGCTTCAGAACATGCATCTCGCCAGCGGATGTAGGCGATCCGATTCATTTTTCCTCACAATAAGTTTCGAGTTCGTCGAGGCTACTATATTTTCCCGTAGATTCGATATAAAAAGGATAGTTTTGATTTAGAAGATCTTCTTCGAACGCCTCCCATTCATTGTTGGGAACATCGAAGCCTACTTCAATAATCATCTCTTTCTCCCGCAGTTTTTGCAAGATGTGGGATCTACCGAGTAGATCCCACATTTCTCGCATTTTATAGTCTCCCTCCAACCATTTAGAGTTAGAACTTGAGGTCTAACTTTAACTGGGATGGGGGGAGATTTTTTTGGCCTAGCCATATAGGTATATGATCTTTAGGACGATTATCGAACTGCCCATATTTTTGGGGGTTTAAATCGTAATGAAGAAGCGATAGCGCGCACCATACCACACTTGCAAGATGATGTTGTCCGTCTTCTTGATCGTAAGTTTCGCCCCCGAACCATTTCCATGCATGTCTAAGTAAAGCGGCAAAGACTCTTCCATAACTAAGACCTTGTTCCCAATTTCTATCGTTATACTTAGTAGCCCCAAGTGTGTAGACTTGACCCACCATAAATAGAGAATCCCCGGGGATTAGGTCAAATCGTATTTTTCCTTCGTCATTTTTTCGTCCTTCAAGCATTAAAAGTATTTCTTCTCCTATCCAATCATGAAGACCTAAAGCTGGCCCTCCAGAGTCGCGATTTCCTCGAAGAATTTCGCGGGCTGCACGAAGTTGTTCGAAGTAGCATTTCTGGAGGGCATGAGCTAAATACATATTAAATTGAATTAGCCACCGGTCTTGCAAAATCAATCACTGCGTGATAGAGTTTTTTAAGATCTATCACATCGTACCGATTATGTTTAAGAATATAAGCTAACCCTTCAGCCTCTCCTCTAACCCCCGCTCTCCAGTGTTTTGCGTCAACTCTGGTTTTTCGGGTCTTCCCAAGTATAACCCGACAGGCATTCTCTAAACGATTCGAAGAAAGCTTAAATTTTCCTTTTACTGTAAAGTAGATATCTTTATGTTTAAGAGTATTCCAAAGGGGAAAGGGAATACCATCCACCATAGCACGAGTACGAATGTAGGGAAGATCGAACCTAGCTCCATAAAACGTTACAAGCTTATCGAACTTGCCTAAATCTGAGATAAGTTTTGTAACCAAGACCTTATCTTCCTGGCCTGGAGTAGCGATATTGATGTCTTTTTTGGTTATAACTCCTTCAAGGATTTTATTTGTAGTATCGTCTAAAATGCAATAGGAGAGAATAATCCCAAAATCCGCATCAAGATTTGAACACTCAATATCTAAATGTCCAATAATCTCTTGTCTTTCTCCTATCTCTTTAAGATAGCAGTTATAATGATCTAAATATGTGTGTCTATGAGCTTTACAGTGTTGATTTGCAAGACGAATTATAACATCTTTTCGTAAGTTATGAATTGGTGCGGGCAATAAAAGTCTCCTTTAAACTTCGGGTTTTGGTCTCCATAAATTAGTTCCTTTCTCTTTATATATCTGTCCACTTGCGCTAAGAACCGTTTCTGCGGCCTGTAAGATACGGACCGGGAATTTTTGGTTTAACTTCTTCCACAACTCTGCGGAAGTAGCGGGGAGAAGTTGGAGGATCATACGAGCGGCTTGAGCCTCGGAGGTTGGAGGGAGGAGGATTTTGTCTATATATTTCCCTACCTCCAAAAGAACTGTTGCTCCAAACTTCATATCCTCCGTATCTATCCAATTCCAGTGCTTACGGGATATTGCCATAAGCATTGCAAGCCTTAATACCATATCCCGAGATCTATTCGCATAAGGTAAAACGGTCTTTGAGAAATACCTAAACCTATTATGATACCAGTTTGTGTAGTAGTGTCGAGCGTTTTCTAACGGTATCATCTCACAGGGTTTTTTATATTTTCCTAAGATCTCCGTTATTTGTTCTTCCCAGATCTTTTGGGCCTCCTCTAATTTTAGGGTCTCCTTTTTGGAAAGTTCCTGTTTTACCAAAGCGATATATTTCTGACCAAAATTCTCTACAACAATCAAAAATCTTCCAAGAAATCCTCCTTCCATAGTTCCATCTGGCATAGCTTTATGTAGCCATTCTTCGGTAGATCCCCATGTAAGGTAAGAGTCGGTTGGTAGATATATTTTGGCTGTCCCTTATTGGCTAGATCTCCTTTTGTAGTAATATCTATCTTCTCCCCGGTTGAGAGGAGATTCGTAAAACTCTGGATCATTCCAGATTGATAATCGCGTTGGCCAAAAAAGCTGGATAGTTCTCCGGCTGGAATGTACGCCGTAGCGGGTGAGCCTAAATTTGCGAGTCTTGCATTTACTCCTTCTTGGGTTCCGCCTCCAAGTATCGCGGGCATTCCCACTCTTTCAATCTCTCGGGTTACGTAGTTAATAATTGTATCTTTACCTATCCCCGAAGGACCCACAAAAAGTACCGATTGATTTGGATAGACTTTCCAGTTACGTTGATCTATCCAAACCTGACGTTTAAGAAGTGCCCCAAGTAGAGATACTCCACCAGCGATCTGGTAGGAGATCGGAATCTCCGTACAAGATAATATTTTTACCCAAGCCTGCAAGCAGGTATCTTCGGGAAGAATAGAGAGATTCATTCCACATACGTCTCCAGATAGGGTTCGTCTTCTGTAAGGTCTAATGCTTCGCTTATAGAAGTATCTTCAAGATAGCGTTCGGTACGCTGGATAAGATCTTCAACCTCGTTAAGAATTCGGGGGGTTTTTAGATCTTCAACAAGCCCAATAAACTCCGAACTCCCATCGGGAAGAGGATAGAAGAGATCGAGAAATTCATATAAAAGATTCTCTCCCTCGCTTATACGGTTTATGTAGATATCGGTAGGTGTCATTGTGTTTTTAATTGTTCTTTTAGTTGTTTTACAAGCGCCTCAGTTAATGCAAAGGGACCAAGTTTTACAAATACATCATGAAGACTTGCTTCTAAATAAAGCGAAGGTACCGGTCCCCAATCGACCATTCCTTCCTCCTCGCTTAAATAAATATCGATCTTTTCAAAACCGTTACAAGCACTAAGAAGAAATTCTTTATCGTACAAGTTATACCTCCAACTTCTTACAATCTCCCCAGCTTTTAGGAGAGGCTTTAATATCGGTTTTAAATCTAAATCCCGGTAACTCTCTAAACTCTTGTTCCATAATCATTTTCGATCTTTCCGCCTGTTCACGATGAGTTTCCCAAGGACCTTGATGAACTAACTCATCATGGACTTGAATTGCCATTCGCCATCCATCTACTAAAGGTAGATAGGTAGTAAGTCCTAAGTTCTGGATAGCCTTCGAACATCTTGGATCTTGCGGAAAGTGTGCAATCATCATTCTAAGAACCATATCCGCAAGCGTAGAGGCAGGTAGAAAAGCAAGCATTTTAGCGGCACTATCTCTAGAACTAAACCAACGTACTCTCCCAAAAGGATTACGTAACTGTCCTACCCTAGTACCCTCTTCAATAGTGACCTTTTGCCAGAGAGCGGTTTTAGCGTTTTTCTTTTCCCAAACCGAATTAAACTCCTGCAAATCGGAGTTTGTAAAGTGGTCATACCCATGTTCCGCAAGAATTTCCTGTTGTTTACGGGTACCTGCCCCGTAATTTTTAGAGTGATTAAAGATTTTTCCTACATCATAAAAAGGTTTATCCTCAACCACTCCCTTTTTTATTTGTCTTCCAAATATATCCGAAGCAAAATCTGCATGTTCGTTATACCCGGGTTGTTGAAGTCTCTCCCATCTCTCCCAATCCTGAGCCAGCCAAGTTGTGAGCATATTCTCGCCTTGGACAATATCGAGAGAGACAAAACCCCACTCCAAATAATCCGGGATATATATAATCTTAAATTCTCCCGGTTGGTTTTGGATGTTGAGATCGATTCCTTTTCGTTTTCCAGTAGAACTAAGTCTTCCCTCGGCAGTTCCATGGACAAGAAGATTAAAGAGCATTCGATCTTGAAGAAGAAGAGTATCTTTTGCAAAGTTATTTTTTAAGGTTACTTGCTTTTTTAGTCCTCCAAGTAGAGTAAATTCAGGACGCTTTTTAGCCCAGACCTTTCGCGCTTTCTTACCGGTAGTAGGACGGTTAGTTTTAGAATCCAAAACCTCTTTAAGATCCAGGCTTGCCGCATACTCGGCAATTTTGGAAGCGGAGTTATATGGAATTACCCGTTCCGCCCGCGTTCCTCTAATAACTTTTGCTTCTCCCATCTTACCGGAGTTAATTATTCGTTGACAAACCGGACAAATATGGGAGCTTCCCGGTTGATTGAAGACTAATTTAACGCACTCATGTTTATTCTTTCTTGAGCCCTTACAAATTTTAATCTTTGTTTTATAAGTTCCTGGAGGAGCAATAAGATTACATCCGACTACTTCGTTATATGGTTTTAACTCGTGAGGAAGAAGTTTTTCTAGCTTCTCTATTTCTTCCTCGATTACTTGGCGAACTTCTTTCAATCTATGGGTGTCTAATTTAAGTCCATAATCTCCCATCTTCCGTGTAATATACGCGATAGGTACCGAAACATTCTCATAAGTCTCCGAGAGTTTATGTTTATTTAGGAGCTGGGTTAATGGAGTGTTGATCTGAAACTCCGCATCCGAGTCTCTCCCATTATAAAGTGCGAATGCTTCTTGAGCCGATTGACATCCTCCATACCCTCCAAGATGTCGAGGGAGTGCCCAGGCTTTATCCCATGTTTTCCATTGCTGGCCTCGGGGACTCTCCAGATCTTGAGATTCTTCTTCTTCCCATCTTCCTTTCCAAAAGACCTTATTCGTTAAGATAGACGCTACAAATGCCAATGAATGAGGATAGTCGGGTTGGACCAAATGCTGCTTAAGCATGGTATCGTGGATACGAGCCATGGATATATCCCAGCCCATTCGTTCAATATACGGAAGATCCGCGCAGATAATATTATGGCCGATAAGATCGGTTGCGTTCTCAAAAATTCTCCTTAATTCTTCCAGATACGGTTCATGCCAAGGGATAACTATAGCTTCAAAGAATCTGGAAGATAATCCACAAACCGTTATCTGTCCATCTTTATCCCATTCCAAATCGAACGCAAATGCTTTTTCGTTAAAGGCTTGAAGATCTCCTAAAGATGGAGTAAGATTATATTTCTCTGGGGGAAGAGTAAAGCTTTTTCGAAAATCTCCTACCACCACTGAAGATAACTTTGCTTGCCGCATAAGAGCAGCGGGGTGGATTGTAGGGATAATTCTAGGTTTATCTGCGGTACCTAAAAGCGGTAGAGGCGATCCTCTCCAAGCTGTAATTCCTTCTTTTCCTGTAAGAGCCTTAAGAGCTTGGCCGCCAATTGCATAGATTTGGGGCCGGTTTGCCTTGGCTACCCCTGGCCAAAGATGGTGTTGGATACAGTAGTTTACTCCAGCCTGCCCAACTTCTCGGGAAGTTGCGCTCCATTTAGGATCGGTAGGAAAGATATTATCTGGAGGTTTACATCCAAGTACATTTAGAGTCGAGACGGTATCCCACTTTTTACCCGCGCCTTTTAGTAGGTTACGAAGCCACTGCCCCGCCCCGCCACTAAACCCTTCGCCAGAGATAATCTCGTCCGCTCCGGATGCTTCGCCTACTCCAAGAATAGCGCCCTCTCGAAGTTTAAGAGGGACATATCCAGAAGTGACGTGGTTGATTGGGCAGGATTGGCAGAAGTCGGGTTTTGGAATCATACGTACCCGTCCGGTTTAGATCTATTGTTCCAATAAATAAGAATTATAAGAAGTATTATAGTTATAATAAGTATTATCTGGTAATTTAAGGTTATCATGGTTTCCTTTAATAAGGGAGAGTTGTAATAAATTGGATTCTACCCGTCTAATTTCCCATCTTTAACCCTAACATCCACTTTAAAATCCTTATTTCCGTATTATGCATAACAATAGACTTCTCTAATCCTTGAATCCTATCTGAGTTAAGTTGAAAGCCTAACTTTAAATCCTCGTCTCTCCATTCAACTACTGTTTTTAGCGTAGCAATCGATCGATCTAAAAACTCTTGTATCTCTTTTTCGGTTCGCATAGGTTGGCTTGTGTTTTTGGCTTGAGAGGAACCGGTGTAGTACCGGTTCCCCTCTGGTTTTACCGGGTCGTTTACGCTGCGGGTTGAGCCTGATTAAACTTCAATACATTTACTGTAGACTCAGGATTGTTATACTCCTTCTCTTGACCTACAAACACCTTCAACTCCGCAGGAGGATTAAGGGATTCGAACTTTGTACCCCAATCCGAAATAGTCTCTCCCGCTTCTTGAACGACTCCTGTGGCATCTGCAAGTCTCCGAAGATCCTTTAAATCCACTGGATTAGAGGTCCAAAAAGTTTTCCACAACATCCGGCCCGCAAAAGTGGCATCTTCTACGATCTTAAAAGACCCACTTAAAACCAAGACCGCCTTCCCTGCATTCTTTCCCTTAGCGGGTGTAATGACTTTGGGAGCGAGCTTGTTGATTTGGAGTTTGTAAAACCCCGCATCAACCGGATGAAAGGTTGGATCGATATCCATAATATTGATATGATCGAACTCAAATGCATCGGCAACGTTACCAGTTTGTGATGTATCCATAGTAATTAAACGGCTACTGCTTGTTTTCCTCCTCCTTAAGGTAGGTCCGAGACCTATCTAGATAACTCTAGATAGGTCTCGGTTCGAGTTGTGGAATCCAATACTTCTCCCAAAGACTGCATAAATCCTCTCCATCCCCTCCGTTTGTGTAGGTTCGGCAGATTTTTACTTCGGGGGGAAACACTTCAAATCTATCTTTCACTGCCTCTAACCCATCCGTTGAAGTACAAAGATATCTAGATACTATCCGCTTTTTTTCTAAAATCTCCGTTTTAACCTTAATTGTTGCGCAAATTTGAAACATCGCCGCAGCTTCAGCGGCCATTCTACCAGGTAATGCTGGGCCTCTCCAAGCCACTCTTCCCGAATCGTCCTCAATTTCCTTGGTAGTTGCAGTGATAATTAAATGCTTGCGATACTCCGGCTTCTCATGCGTGGTCATCAACATAAGCTTACGAAAGATCTGCGAGGTTAATTCTCCAATTACCTGATAATCCGAGCGAGTAGGCACACCCGCTCCACGAGTTGCAAAATTTTCTTTAGGAGGATATTTAAGCGCTTCGGATTTAATATACTGATTTACCATTTCCGTAGCGGAATCGAGAACTATTCCTCCAAAAGTCTTATCGTTCCTTAGTTCTCCAAGGGCTTTATCCAACTCCGAGAAAGTGTCCGGGCGGAACATCGGAAGATTTAATTTGCGAATAGTTGCGGCTCCTCCAAGCTCCGAAGCCTCAACAGGGATATAGAGCGTGCGTTTGCCGTCGAATTTTTGGGTTAGCCTATCCAAACTTCCCGCAATAGAAGTCTTTCCCATTCCCGGAGAAGCGTAAATTAGAAGCGCTAGTTTTGTATCCGGTCGGATACCCATGCCAGCCGAGAAAATCTTTATACCTCGTATGATAGGTAGGGGTTCGGGCATTAGTTATTTTTTCCTTTTGGTACTTGATCGTTTTCTAGGGTTACTTTAAATGTACGTTGTGCGGCGGTATGATAGATAATAATTCCCTCGGGAGCCATAAATCCCGGAGCGGCACTAGAACCTGAAGTCTTTAATTCTAAAAGACTTCTAGTAATTTGTGCTTCTGAAAAAGGCCCCGAATAAAGTACGGGAACTACCTTACAAAGATTAAGTGGACTATCTGGAGACCACCTGGATACGGCGAACAAAGAGAATCTTTTCTCTTTTAGTCCATATCCCCTTTGTATGCCTTGCCCCCACCACTCTCCAAAGTGTCTTCCCGGTCCAAGTTCTCGAACTAACTCTTCAATATGTAAGTAAACCCACTTTGCAAATCCATAATTATCTTTCTCGGGAGCGATCCATAAATTTCGCGAGCCCGCTAAAACCGTTCCATCTTCCGAGATAAATATCTGAGCATTTGTCCCGTCGATCTTTTCCGTAATAATTATGTCTCTATAGAAGCGGGGAATTTTTGAAAATTTCTCAAAAGCCGGAGAAAAAACGAGATCCTGCTCGTCTACATTCATACCTCTTCCTCTCTTATACCTCTATACTCAGGTATATCCTGCATTGTTATATCTTCTTTTGTTGAGATATTATAAAGATGGTTCTTAAAATATGGACACGCTCGTTTATACTCTGTGCAGTTCTCAAAATACCACGGTTCCGTTTCTACTCCTAACCTTCTCATCCTCTCCATTCTCTCCCCAACTACCTGGATATCCTGGAGAGCTTTTTCTATTTGCGGGCGGGTTCGAGAAACGGCAATTCTGTAATAAGAAGGGGACTGAATTTTTGAGTCGTTTTTAAGCGGACCTAACTTTTGTACATTCCTACACACCGGACACGCTGAACCCTCTTCTACTGAAATCCACGAGCTAAACTCATAACTCCGCTCGCACTGCTTACATTTTCTTTGGGGGATGTATCTTTTGGTTTTCTCTAAAACATTAACCAATACTCCTTGGACTGTTTCGTTTTGTAGTTTTGCTTGAAGTGCCAGGATTTGGAAGGAGGCCTGCATATTTACCTCCCACTTTTGCATAAACAATCCAATCGGTAAGTCTGGACTCTTAGTTTTATACTCATGAATCCACCATCCCTTCGAGAGGGTCATAGTACTACCGAGTAGTCCCGTTTCAATCTCAGTGGGTTGGGGTACGTAAAAATACGCATCGATCTTTGCAAGCCCAAATAATCCCGTGTTATGGTCCATCTGGTTCCCCCCACAATCGTGCATACATCTCCGAGAAGGACCACATCCCGTACAAGTAGGCCATGCAAGCGTAAATATTAATGGCTCCTCGCATAATATTAGAGGCCAATACTCTTTGGGGTAGTGTTGGGAATATCCCCATACTAACTCTAAAGCCTGTCGAAGACAGTCCTGAGTTGGAGTAACCTCTTCGATTGTTTGAGGAGGGATAAATACTTGATGAAGTTTCTGCCACGCTTCTAATCCTGCATGGACCATAATCCCCAAGCATAACGCGTCATCCCTAAGTTTTGCGGGCCACTTAGGTCCTCGTTTATTAACATATTTCTCGTACCACTTCGCAGGACACGAAGTCCACTCTCGCCACGCAGAATAATCTACAAACATATTATTAGTTATTTCTAAATCCAACTTAGATCTTTTTCTTGTTGAAGCCGTTGTATTAACTTATATCTCTCTTGAGCCTCTTCTTGAGGAAGAGTCTTTCGATAAAACTGTTTTCCCTGTATCTGGAAATTTTTCTGGGTTGTTGCAAGAACGGATCTTACATCTAAAAACCCATTATACCCAAACGGACAGTTCTTTGTGGTACCAATTAGATTTGTGTAGAGCCAGTAAAAGTCTAATACACTTCCAATTGCAATATACCTTGCAGAATATCTCTTAAGCCACGCAATAAATCTCTCCATTGCATCTTGAAGGGGGATGGGATCTTTTAAGATCTCTTCCCACGTATCGGGATATTTATTAAGATATC